CAACCGTCAGCTCGCCTTTTCCAGCACCTTGACAGCCCCGCCGATGAGAGGATAGAATCCCACAGTCACCGAGCAGGCGATCTCATCGCACTGAGTAGTTATCAGCTTGTCATAGTCCACAATAACATCGGTACCGTAAACCATCTCTGCCGCACAGCTCTTGTCCACACCGATGATCTTGCCCGATGCCACATCAGAGCACTTCACCAGGGTCACACCGTAAGGTGTCTTCACCTTGCCGCTCACCATGTAGTCCGATACGCAGTATTTCATCTCAGAGAGCGCAAGTATCTGCGCCATCACTTCGGGAGAACATACCATCGTGGTCATGTCCTTCGCACCCATGGATGCCCAGAAGGCCGCAAGATCAGCATAAGTCACACTGTCGCCCGAGTATGTCGATGCAGTTATTCCATATGACAGATCCGTCACTGCCAGCTTGTTCACCGCACGGGAGATCTGCGCACCCAGACTTTTCAGTATCACACCGAATGCCTCAAGACGCTGCTTTCTGATGGATTCGTATGAGCAGGAAAGGGATCTCGCAAACTTGGTCAGCGCCTTCGCCGAGTCAAGCACTACAGATGTGGAAGGCATAGTGCCTCCCTGAGATACACCTGTGTCTGAACCCGATACGGTCACGCTCATTCCTCGGTGATCTATCTCGTCTGTGTATGTCACCGCCGCTACAAGTTCAGGCAGGATCGAAGCCTCGTTCATGCCCTGCTTTATCATGCGGCGTACAAATTCAGGGAACAGTACCGCAGACTCGGCAGACATGAAGAACTTCTCCACCCTGTCGCAGTCCCTGCCCGATACCTTGATGTCAAAACGCTTGAGCTGACGCTCGTATGCATCAAGGGACGCAAGCTCCGTGCCTGCATAATTCTCATTGGGATCCAGCTGCTCAAGTGCCTGAGTAAAACTCTTTCCCGTGATCGAATAAAGTGATTTGTCCAGTTTGATATTGTTATACATATTATTTCTCCTTTTTTAATTCCGTGACGAAGTCAGCTTTGCTGACTTCTGTCTTTAGGTTCGAGCCTCTCCCTACTGCAACGCCGTCGCAGCTATGCGCGTCGCCTTTCCTTTTGTTGCTGCTTCCTGCTGACGACATTCCACCGAAATATTTATCTCCGCACTATCCCTCCACCCTACTCCACCCAATGAGAGACCGTCTGCTCCGTGGTCACAAAGGTCACAAGCTTATATCTCTCCGTCAGGGATCAAAGCCTCGGCGCCCGTACTCCGCAGTTTGCCGAATGGCATCGGCGCGCAGCGCCATTCCCTCAAAAGGGGGCGACAATAGGGTTGGTAAGGAAAGGGGGTGCCCGAGGGGGGTCTTAGCGCAGACGGCGCAATTCCGAGACGAAGTCAGCTTTGCTGACTTCTGTCTTCAGGTTCGTACTTCTCATTCCTGCAACGCTGTTGCAGCCTTTACTCGCGCTTCTCATTTCAGTACGCGGATGTCTTAGCGCAGACGGCGCTTGACCGAGACGGCTCAGCTAAAGCTTCGCCTGTCTACAGGTTCGAGTCTCTCCCTACTGCAACGCTGTTGCTGCCATTGCTCGTGCTTCTCATTTCAGTGCGCGGGTGACCCCTTAGCTCCTCATCGTGAACTGCGAATTGCTCACCGAGGCTTCGGCATCAGCCGTACCCCCGAACAGCTCCCGGCTCTCATCCTCCGACTGTACGCTCAGCGCCCTGAACTTGTCGCGCATTGCCTCCAGTTCCGCAAAACTCAGCCTGTCCACCAGAGCTTTCACAGCCTCCGCCGCCATGATCGGCTTCGTGAAAAAGCTCAGCGAGATTATCTCCCTCCTGAGCATATCACACGCCCTCTCATTCTCCTCCCTGAGGATCATAGCCTCGCGTTTCAGAGCCTTCAGCTCCGCATCGGAACAGTCTTCCGAAAAACGCTTCGTCACACCTGCCTCAGCCTGAGCAGGCACCGCCACAAACGACCACTCGTATGCATCTGTCGGATCATCAAGTATGTCCGCACAGATCTTGCCGCCGTAACTCCTGCCCTTTATGTGTCCGCAGCCGCTCTCACGCCTGTCCGCACCGCATACCGAGCATACCTTCTTCGCCACCGAGCAGCTCACCGATACTTCTTTCTTGATCCCCCCGTCGATCTCGGTTATCAGATCACGGTTGCCCTCGGTACGCATCATGTATGCCCTCGCATACAGATAAGTGTAAGGCTCTCCGCTCAGTGTCACCCTTCCCTCATCGGTGCGTACCTCGCAGGAGTATATCCTCGCTGTCTGATTCTCCCCCTTGGGGTTATGATCGAAGATCCCTGTCTTGCCGACAAACATCTCAGCAAGCTTCTCAAGCGCCCCGACAGAGAATCTCTCTCCGTCACGGTCGATCTCATTGTCACAGAGCACCACAGGAAAAGCATAAACTTCTCCCTCCGTGACCGCCCTGCGCGTGAAGCGGTTAATCAGACCAAGTCCCGCTTCATCAAGTACAAAATCATTCTCCATTTTTTACCTTCCTTTTTTAATTCCGAGACGGCGCACGCGGTGCGCCACCGATTTCCGAAACGGTTCGGGACAAGCCCTCGCCTGTCTCCCGTATGTCGCCTTTCCTCCCTGCAACGCTGTCGCAACTATGAGCGCCGCCTCTCCTTTTGTTGCAACCCTCTGCGGATCTATCACATCGCAGACAACATAATTTCGTGTCCGCGATTTCTCATTCCCCGACCTCTTTTAATTTGCTTTTAAATCCGCACTACCCCTCCGCCCTCCTGTACTCAGGTAAAGACCGTCTGCTCCGCGGTCACAAAGATCACAAGCTTATATCTCTCTGTCAGGGCGCGAAACCCGTCGCCCGTACAAAGCAGTCCGCCGAATGGCATCGCCGCAAAGCGGCGTTCCGTCAAAAAAGGGGTCGCGATAAAGGAGTTAAGGAGTGGGGGAGTCCGAGGGGGCGAAACTAAGAGGGAAAAATCGCGACCCCCTTTTTTACGTAGTTTTTGGGGGCTTTGTCCCTCTTTGGTTCGCCCCCTCGGTCTTAGCGCAGACGGCGCAATTCGCGTTAGGACTGCTCCAGCATTGCCGCCTGCGCGTTGTAAAGTCTCGCACGCGCCAGACCTTCCTCGTCCTGCAAGTTGATGTCTCCCCACTCGACTTCACACTCGCAGCCGTAACCGCGCAAGCGCAGGAAAATGCAGCCTATCTTCCTCAGTACAGGCGAGATCAGCCTGCGGTAGTATTCAAGCTCGCTGGTGAGAATGTCCGCCTGCTGCGAACTCATCCTCTCGGTGCTTGACCAGTTCAGGCCCAGCAGAAACGGCGGAATCGACAGCTTTGAGATCATCTGCTCCAGCAGCTGCCTTACAGGCACGTTGGTCTCGATCAGCTGATTGTCCGCACCGATCACCTTGATGTCAACATCCCCTGCCGCGATGAAATCCTTCACAGTTCCGCACCTTGCACTCGCCATACCGTCTGACCACTCCCTCGCGATCTCGGCGGTCCTCTCTCCTGCGTATGCCCTGTCTGCATCACTGGACGGCTTGTATGTCACCGCGTAACGGACGTTTCCCACTCTGTCAAAATTCTGCCCGATGCATTCGTAGATCCTCATCAGTATACCCGAAAGCGCAGGCACTCCGCGCAGTATCGACACGCCCTCAGGGTGCTTCACCGAGGGGTTCAAAGTCGTGTAGAACCAACGCCCGTCCGCAGGCAAGCGCAGCTCTCTCTCGCTGCCGATAAGCCTGAATTTCAGATCAAGCTGATCCTTCCCCCTCGACACCCTGAACTGTGTCGGATCCGCCAGACATATACCCTTTATGAACCTGCTCTTCCGATCCACTGCCACCGTTCCAAGCGCACGCCCGTATGTGAGCAGCGTGTCCAGATACAGATCCGCAAACACCGAGAGCGAACTGCCCGATATCCCCACAGGCACCGTCCTCACAAACCTGTCAAGCTCCCCCTGCACCGACTCGTCTTCGCTTATCAGACGGAAATCGTTAGCCAGCCTGATTATCTTCCCGAAGCAAGCGTCCAGTATCGGTACCCTCGCCCTCAGTTCCTCGTAGAACTCACCCTCGAAGCCGCTGTATGACGGCGCCAGACGAAAAGTCTCCCTCTCCGCCGAGCACACACCCCTCACGGCTTCCTCCGATGATGCTCCCGTTCTCTTTCTTTTTCCCAACATATCTTCTCCTTTTTTAACTCCGAGACGGCGCACGCGGTGCGCCACCGATTTCCGAAACGGCTCGGGACAAGCCCTCGCCTGTCTCCCGTATGTCGCCTTTCCTCCCTGCAACGCCGTCGCAGCTATGCGCGTCGCCTTTCCTTTTGTTGCTGCTTCCTGCTGACGACATTCCACCGAAATATTTATCTCCGCACTACCCCTCCACCCTCCTGCACCCAATGAGAGACCGTCTGCACCAGCGTTACAAAGGTCAGGAACTTATATCTCTCCGTCAGGGATCAAAGCCTTGTCGCCCACAGAGAACAGTCCGCCGAATGGCATCGCCGCGCAGCGGCGGTCTTAGCGCAGACGGCGCAATCCGCGTTACGCTCCGTTGTCGCTTGACCTTGTGCAGACATCAAAATTTCGTGTCCGCGATTTCATAATTCCCCGACCTCTTTTAATTCGCTTTTAAATCCGCATTACCCCTCCACCCTCCCCCCCCCAATGAGAGGCCGTCTGCTCTGACGTCACAAAGGTCAGAAACTTATATCTCTCTGTCAGGGCGCGAAACCTTGTCGCCCACAGAGAGCAGACCGCCGAATGGCATCGGCGGTCTTAGCGCAGACGGCGCAACTCCGAGACGAAGTCAGCTTTGCTGACTTCTGTCTTTAGGTTCGCACTTCTCATTCCTGCGACGCTGTTGCAACCTTCTTAGTCGCTTTTCAAATTAGTGCGCGGATGCCTTAGCGCAGACGACATAGTTCATCCCCCGCGACTTCCCATTTCGCAACCTCTTTTACTTCCCTATTTGTTCCCATACCCTATGCAAAACTCTCCCCCTCCCCCACGGGAAGGGAGAAGCCTCCATACATACAACGAAGGTAAATATGGTCACTCCGCGCGAACTCACTCCGTCGCAACAGCGTCGCAGAAATGAAAAGCGACAGCCAAAAGACAGGCGAGGGCTTTGCCCCGAGCCGTCTCGGTCAAGCGCCGTCCGCGCTAGGACCGCCGTCCGCGCCAGGACCCGCGCTAGGACCTTACCGCCGAAGCCACAAAGAACCCACTGGGCGCAGAACTCATCACACTCATCACAAAATAGCGGATATCATCCATCGCGTGATCGTTCTCCTTCACAGGCGCATCGGAGCCGCTGCTCTCCTGCCAGCGGTATAAACCGAATTCCCGGATGCAGTCAGCGCAGCTGCTATGGATCTTTATCCTACCCGAGTTGAGTACGTCCGCTACGCGCCTGATACCCGTCAAAACATCGTTCTTCGCTGGCATTACCCTGAATTTTCCGTGACGGCGTATGCACTCGATAAACGAAGCCGCCGAGGGATCCACTACCACACAGTCAATGACCCTGTCTCCGCAAAGCCTTTCAAGTGCAGCATAATGCTCCTCATCGGTCCGCTGTATGCCCTCTCTCCGCGAGTCATAATAGTATTCCGAGATCCTGTACCATATCCCCCTGCTGAGTCCCCATAACCCGAAACTCGCAGGGTTCACAGTGCCGTGATCGCAGCTTACAGCGTACTTCTCAAAAACATCCGGCAGAGTATCCACCGTGTGAAGCTTCTCACTGAACATCGGATAAACCAACCCCTCGGTGCTCACCCATCTGCCCAGTACGAACCTCTCGTAGAATGCCCCCGAGTATAACCTGCCGTACCTGCTGATGACTTCCCTGCTCAGCGAAGGATTGTCCGAAAGTTCAAAGTGGATGTATAACAAACGCTTCTCCGAAGCCTTGTCTATCCACTCCCTCTTGAACCAGTGAAGCCTGTGCTCGGGATTGCAGTTGAACCATAGCTTCGACCCCGTCACCGAACACCTCGCCACCGCCTGCTCCACAAAGCTCCTCGGCATCAGCGCAGCCTCGTCAAGAAGTACACCTGCCAAAGTCACTCCCTGTATCAAAGCCGCGGAACTCTCGTCCCTGCCGCCGAACAGATAAAACCTGTTCACGTTGCCGAACATCCCTATCTCCAGATAGTTCTTCGATGGGTATTCCTTCACCGCGAACCCCCATTGCGCCGCCGACCTTATCAGAGGCGTAACAAGATTTCTCCGTACAGAGGTTATCGTCTTTCCGCAGAACGCAAGATCGTGCCCCCTGAATGACGAACACGCCCAGATCACAAAGGATATCCCCATCGACCACGTCTTTCCGGAACGTACCGCCCCGTCACAGATGATGCCTTCGTACCGCTCCCCCTCAAGCGCCTTCCACCAGGTAAGTACCGCCATCTGCTTTTTCGAGATCTTCTTTCCGCCAATGTCGAATATCCCCTTATTCTGCTTCTTCAGCGACATATCCGCTCTCACCGCCTCCCACAGCAGATACAGCATCTCCGCCGTATATCGCCTCAACAAGTTCCCTCGCACGGCTGTCTGCTCCGTCACGCTCGTTCAGCTCGCATAAACGTTCAAGAGCCTTCTGCCTGTCGAAAAACTTTATCTCGACTCCGCCGCCCTTGATCCGCTTTATCTCACTAACATTGAAAAGATCTGCCTTTGCCAGCATCGCAGGAGTGACTTCGTCCGCAAATGCAAGAGCCGCCGCATCGTTCACCCTGCCGTATGCCAGCCGTTCAAGACCTGCCCGTATCTCCGCTTCACCCGAAAATGCCGCCTTACGTTCCTTTTCCACCTGCCGTCTTACTGTCCTCTGCGAGAGCAGCTTCAGACCGTCCTGCTTCGCCCTCGCAGGTGATATCCCTGCATTGACCGCCGCTTCCTCGGCATTCCTCCCCCTCACAAAACTCAGCACAAAATCTTTGATGTCTATCTTTGTCATAATAAATACTCCTTTTTTATCTCCGAGACGGCGCACGCGGTGCGCCACCGATTACCGAAACGGCTCAGCTACCGCTTCGCCTGTCTCCCGTATGTCGCCTTTCCTCCCTGCAACGCTGTCGCAACTATGAGCGCCGTCTCTCCTTTTGTTGCAGCTCCCTGCTGACGACATTCCACCGAAATATTTATCTCCGCACTATCCCTCCACCCTCCTGCACCCAATGAGAGACCGTCTGCACCAACGTCACAAAGGTCAGGAACTTATATCTCTCCGTCAAGGCACCGAAGTTTGTCGCCTGCACTCCGCAGTTTGCCGAATGGCATCGCCGCGAAGCGCCGTTCCGACAAAAAAGGGGTCGCGATAAAGGAGTTAAGGAGTGGGGGAGCACGAGGGGGCGAAACTAAGAGGGAAAAATCGCGACCACCTTTTTTACGTAGTTTTTTGGGGCTTTGTCCCTCTTTGGTTCGCCCCCTCGGTCTTAGCGCAGACGGCGCAATTCCGAGACGAAGTCAGCTTTGCTGACTTCTGTCTTCAGGTTCGTATTTCTCATTCCTGCAACGCTGTTGCAGCCTTTACTCGCGCTTCTCATTTCAGTACGCAGATGTCTTAGCGCAGGCGACATAGTTCATCATCCGCGACTTCCCATTTCGCAACCCTTTTTACTTCCCTATCCATTCCCATACCCTATGCAAAACTCTTCCCCTCCCCAACGGGGAGAGAGAAGCCACCATACCTGCAACGAAGGTAAATATGGTCACTCCGCGCGAACTCACTCCGTTGCAACAGCGTCGCAGAGATGAGAAGCGACAACCAAAAGACAGGCGAGGGCTTCGCCCCGAGCCGTCTCGGTCAAGCGCCGTCCGCGCCAGGACCGCTGTCCGCGCCAGGACCGCCGTCCGCGCTAAGACCCCTTTCACTAAAGCCGTGATTTCCGCCGTTAGTTGTACCCAAATGTGCAACTAAAAACAAAATATGTACGGATAAAAACAAAAAACGTGATAACGCACAATTTCAATAAGCTGAAATTATGCATTACCACAAAAAAAAGACACCCCTGTCAGTCTCCCGACAGAAGTGCCTTTACTGAAAATCAGTTTTTAATTTTCTTGGATATAGGTTCGGGCATACCGTTGTCAAGCAGGTTCAGCACAGAGGTGTCCTCAATGTTGTAGTACCTGCCGTTCACGTAGATGTTCGCACCCACCATGTCCGATGTGCGGATGATGACATCTGACTTACTCTCTAAGTCTACCCAGTCAAAGCGTATTATCCTGCCCATCTTCTCTGAGGCTATCATCTTGTCGGGGTCAAAGCTTACAGGCTCATATCCAGCCTCAAGGAAATTGTAGTACCACTCACTCACCTGCGGCATATCCCCACGTGAAGCAATAACACTTTGGACCTCGCCTGATATGATGCTGCATTCGATAGTCGCAGGGACAATGCCGCCCGGATCTATCGCATAATTCGTTGCATGGTTCAGAGCCCAAGCTGCGTCATTATCGGGAATATCACCGGGATTAAATAAGCCCGCCCCCTGTACTTTGAACCAGACTTCCATCAGGCCGCCTTCGGCAGCCTGCCATGCAACATAGTTTGTGCCGTTGCCCGGATCATAGTTGATAAACAGCTTGCCCGTGAACAAAATGTTTTCCGCGTTATAGTTCTCCATTCTCGAGATCACATCTGCATAACTGTCTCTCTTGTCAAGATCGAGCACCAGCAGATTGGCGCCCGGAAGCAACGCCCACTCCTGATTTGTCGGATATTCGCTGTTAAAACAATCCATCTGCATACGGTTGAAGATCTCGTAAAATGCATGTGCGTGAACACTGCCTTTAGTATCAACAGCTGTCAGTTCACTGACGTTCAGACTCTCAGGCACCACCCCGAACTCAGTCCTCTCAGTGTCAGCCGTCGGGAACTGCCCCAGCATACCGTCAGCCGAGCGGTACTGTACAAAGTCTACCTTGCGCTTCTCGCTTATGTGATAGAATACCTTGCCGCTCTTTGGTATCTCGGTTATGCCCTGCGTGTTGTTCTTGAAATGCTCCATAGTCTCGGCATATCCGCTGTAAGTGAGCGCCAGCAGCTTCGCAGCGTCTCCGTCAGCCACAGCCAGATCCACCGTGTATCCGCCCGGTCTCACCTCACTTATTAATCCGTCCTCGATCCGTGCGCTGATGTTTGCAAGTATCACACGGTAAAGGTCTTCCGCCTCCGCATCCGAAGTAACGGATATGCTGTCAGCAGTACCCGGTGTCACAGACTTGTTCCCTGCAAATGATAACACCAGCGCACCGCCGCCTATCACCAGAGCCAGCGCCGCAGCCACCGCAAAAGAAGCCTTCCTGCTCTTCACCGCCGCAGCCTGCTTCCTCTCTGTTATCTTCGGAGCAGCCTCCGCCTCGGGTATCACCGTATATGTATTCTTATCTTTCATAGTAACACCTCCGTTCAGTTCGTCAAGAGATATCATCCTGAGCATATCGTCTATTCTTCTCATATCAATATACCTCTCTTTATGAGTGCCTTCCTCAGACGGCGCTTGTCTTTCGCAAGAATGTATTCCACACGCCTCTCACTCAGACCGAGCTCACGCGCTATCTCGGATACAGGCTTCTCAAAATAAAATCTGCTGATGAATATTTCACGGTCCGGCGAAGGCATCGCACTTATGCATTCGGCTATGATCTTCTCGTTTATCTTTGCCGACCTCTCATCCTCGAAGTCAACATCTATGCCAAGATCAGCCTCGTTGTCGGATAACGGCTCGTGCGGCCTCAGAGTCTTCAGCTTGTCCAGAGAGCAGCTCCTCGCCACCATGGCAACGTAGCTCTTCAAGCCTGCACGCGAAAGGTCTATCTCGTCCCGTAACCGCCATACCTTGTAGAATGTGTCGTTCACGACCTCACGCCTGTCCTCCTCGCCCGCAAGTATCCCTGCTGCTACAGAGTACACAAGTCCCGAATAAGCCGACATCACAGCCTGCAATCCGGTCTCCCTGTCCGAACGCAGAAGCCCCAGCAGCTGCTCATCGGTCATATTCATCACCACCTGATCGAAAGTACTTTCATAAAACGAACCCGGGAAAGCTCCCCTGAGATCTCTCCGATCCATTTCACTTTAGTATACCGCCGCCCTCCCTCACATCCTCATAACAAAAGTTGAACCAATTGTTAATATTTCTTTAACTCGCGTCCTCTGCGCACTGATATGAAAAACGCGAACAGCGTTACAGGAATGGAAAGTACGAACCTAAAGACAGAAGACAAAAAAATGCTTGACAAGCAAGCATAAGTGTGATATAATAATTTAGTCACCTGATAAGCGGACTGAATGGACAGGTGTCCGAGTGGTTTAAGGAGCCGGTCTTGAAAACCGGTGATACGGCAACGTACCGTGGGTTCGAATCCCACCCTGTCCGCCAAATATCTTTTTCGACCAGCATTTGCGGATTTACCCAAGTGGTGAAGGGGCTCCCCTGCTAAGGGAGTAGGTCTCGAAAGGGGCGCGAGGGTTCAAATCCCTCAATCCGCGCCATATTTTCCAGCCGGCTCAAGCTTCGATTCTTCGGAGCTTGAGTCTTTTTATGCCCAAAATACGCCGTTTGCGCGTGACGTCTCAATGTCATATATGACGTTTGTCCGTCATATGGTTTCCAGTTGTGTTAACGGATTTCACAGAATTTTTCACACAATGTTAATCAAATCCGGATTGAGAGTCTCATTTTTCTGCCATATTATTCCAATTTTTCACTGAAAATCACTTTTTGTCACAGGAAATCACAGAAAATCACACGGGTTTTTCCACGAATCTGCGACGAAAAATGACTCTCCGACAGCTCCCTGTTCACTTTTTCGGGAGCAGCTTTTTCACTCGCCGCCGCCGTCAGACCTGTGCGCAACCTCCAGCACGGATGCAAACATATTATCTATCCTGCTCTGGTATTCCTGCTCCTTCTCCGACGTAGTGTGCGTATATACGGTCTTCATCACGTTGTCGGTGCTCCAGCCGCCCAGCTTCTGAATGTAGTTCGGCGGTATGCCCAGATCGTTCAGCGTTGTTGCAAAAACGTGGCGCAGATCGTGAAACGTGGTTTTGTAGCCTCTCTTTCCCATTTCGCGCTTGAACCCCTTGTAAAGACCGTTGTAACCCATCTGCACGATGAAGTCATCGTCACTGTTGTGGGGCTGTGCCATTATCATCTTGTAGATGTACTCGGGCAGCATATTCGTCCTCGTGCTGTCTTCCGTCTTGTTGACTTCGCGTACCAGATCCGTACCGTAATTGTACACACGCTCACGCTGTACCCTGATTCGCTTGCCGTCAGGCGTGATGTCAGAGTATTTCAACCCCCTGACTTCGGCTATCCTCAGGGACAGCCACATCGCCAGCAGGCACGGAAGCTCCAGCTCGGTTCCCACTATCACCTCGATTATGGCGTTCAAAGGCGGCAGCTCCTTGATCTTCTTCCTCTGCTGCGGCAGCGCGATCCTCTTGCGTAAGTGCATATAGATCTCCTGCGCCATCAGCGCACTGTTCAGCAGACTCACAGCCTCTTTCAGCGACTTCTTCGACAGGCGCATCGCATCCTGGTTTATCGCGTCCTGCACATCGATCACCCTCAGCTTGCTGATCTTGCACTTCATTATGCTCTGCATCCTCGTGCGGCAGATCAGGCGGTAGCTGCGGATAGTCGTGGGCGAGAGTATGTTCGTGCGCGACTCAATGTACTTGTTGATCGCACCCTCCACAGTCATGTCCATGGGGTCAACACCGATGGCGTACTTCTGCTTGAACTCATACGCCGCCAGTATGGCGCCCTCCTCAGTCGATGCCATAAACGATCTTACTATCCTCTTTCCGTTCTCATCAACTCCTGCATATACCTGTACTCTGTATTTCTTTGAAGAAACCTTTCTTGCTTTCATGTTCGTATCCTCCTTAAAATTCACGGAGAACAGAACCAAGTGTATCAACTATACTATAATTATACACCCGCCCCAAGCACCCTGTCAAATCTGAAAAACCCTCAATCCGAAGAACACTTCCGCAAGAAAAAACGCTCCCCGAAGGGAGCGTTTTTTTCGTCAGATGTAATTGGTATATGTGTCTCTGTAGTTGCCGTATCCTGCGGCGTAGCGTGCAATGATGATCGCATCGTCCGCAGTGACCTGACCGTCTCTGTTCATATCGCAGACATCGGAATCATAGGTGTCTTTGTAGTTTCCGTAGCCTGCCGCATAGCGTGCAACAATGATCGCATCGTCTGCCGTGATCTTGCCGTCACCGTTTGCATCACCGACAAGACGATCGGTGATTATTACATACTTAAATCCGTTGTCTATAGCGTACTGCTCAGCTGC